TCACCGGCGGAAACCGCTGGGGCCAGGTTGGCATCAAGCCGCTGGACAGCCTGCAGGACTGGTCCGACAACATGGTCAAGCTCACCGGCGTGGGGTTGACCGAGGTCGTCATGACGGTGGACACGTGGAAGTTTTTCCGCGCCGATACCGACGTGAAGACGCGCCTTGACCGCTTCCGCGGCAACAGCACGATGCAGCAAAACGCGCACCAAATGGAGGGCCTGGTTTTTCAGGGCATGGTCGACCAGTTTGCCATCTACACCTACAGCGGCTGGGCGGTCGATCCGGCCAGCGGCACCGAGACCGCGCTGCTGCCGGCCTACACCGTGCTCGGCCTGCCCGCACCTGAGCTGGTGGAGGGCGTGCGCCACTTCGGCGCCATTCAGGACCACGACGCGCTGCAGGCAATGGCGTACTACCCAAAAAGCTGGCTCGAGCAGGATCCGTCCGTTCGCTTCTTGCTGATGCAGTCCGCGCCGCTGCTCGTGCCGTACCGCGTGAACGCGACGTTCCGCGCCACCGTCAACTGACGTTAGGAGCACTCATGAAGCTAATTGCCCTGTGCACTATCGTCGCCGGCAAGCCGGGCGCGGAGGTGCGTGTCCCGCCCGGCGAAGAGTTCGACATCCCCGACAGAGCCGAGGCCGAGCGCTTAGTTGCCGGCGGCCACGCTAACTGGCCGGACAAGAAAGCCGCGGCGAAGACCGACACAAACGCGGCCGGCCAGGGCGCCGTCGCCCAGTCCGCGACTAAAGGAGGTACTACACCATGAAGCTCATCGCCCTCAAGCCCCTGTTGCGCCCCAGCGACGACGGCAAGCCTGTCAACGTGTCCCAGGGCGGCACCTTCGACGCCGACGCCGGCGAAGCCAAGAACCTCATCCGCGCCGGCCTCGCCAAGGCAGCCGACGACGCCAAGCCCGCCGCGCCAGCGGCGGCGGCGGCGCCGGCCGTCCCGAAGGCCTGATCTGCTGCCATGTCGCCGCTCGACGACCTCGGCGTCTACTTTGACGACGAAGGCGAGGACGCCGCGCTCGACGGCTGCCCGGTGCGCGTGCTGTACGGCGCGCCGGGCAGCACCGCTTTGTCAATGGGCGGCGTCGGCTTGTCGATCGACAAGCCGCGCGTGCTCATCCAGGCCGCGAGCATCCCTCCGCGCATAACGTCGCCGGACGCCGATCCCGTCCTCGAACTGCCGCCGTGCCCCGGCCGCGCGCAGCGCATGCGAGTGGTGGAGACGGTGCTCGACGGAACCGGCATGGCAACGTTGATCCTCGCGGCCCATCCGGACTGACGCCATGACCGTCTTTCGTGACATCGGGCTGGCCCTCACCAGCCTGGTGGCGGCTGCGCCATCGCTTTCTGGCGGCTGGTGCAAGTACGAAACGGCGGCGCCCACGCCGCGGGAGCACGGCCGCGCGATCCGCGTCACCAAGGTGCCCCGTGCGGTGTGCACGGTCTCGGACGTTGCCGGCGGCCCGCGCGACTGGACGACGGTCTATGCCATCGAAATCCAGGCGCGCGAGAAGACGGTTGACCAAGCCGACGCCGCGGCCGACCTGCTGCTCGGCGAGGTGTTTGAGATCCTGGCGGCAGAAGGCGTCGGCGCGGCCATGAACCTGGGCGTCATGGCCCTGCTCATCGGCAGCGGCGCGCCAGGCGCCGACGCCGGCCTGTCCGTGGACTTCAGCGACGCGGAGGAGGGCACCGACACGGTGTGCTCGACCACGCTGCAGTTTATTGTCAACCATCGAACCCGGGGTGACCAGCTGGTCCCCTTCAACTGAACCACTCCCACCACCCAAAGGAAACTCGACCATGCCACGTTCCACTCGCGCGGCCGCGCTGCTGGCCAAGACCGAAGCCACCTACGGCGTCGACTCGGTGCCCACCGGCGCCGCCAACTCTATGCTGGTGTCCAAGCCGGTCTGGAACTTCCGGCCCAACAACGTCAACCGCGACCTGCTGCGCCCCTTCCTGGGCAACAGCGAGGAGCTGGTCGGCACGCGCTACTGCGAAGTGACCTTTGAGACTGAGCTCGTCGGCTCCGGTTCTGCCGGCGTGGCGCCCGCCTGGGGCCCGCTCGTGCGCGCGTGCGCCATGTCCGAGACCGTCGAGGCCAGCACGCGCGTGGACTACCTGCCCGTAACCGACCCGCAGGAATCTGTCACGATCTACTTTTTTGACAGCGGCGTGCGCAACCGCGTCCTCGGTGCGCGCGGCACCTTTCAGGTCGTCTGCAAGGCGGGCGAGAAGCCGGTGCTGCAGTTCACCTTCCGCGGCCTGTACACCGCGCTCACCGCGGTGGCGCTGCCCACGGTGGACTACTCGGCGTTCGAAACGCCCGAGGTTCCCACCGACGCGAACACGCTCGACCTCGTGCTCGGCGGCACGCTGCCCGGCACGGGTGCGCCCGTCATCACCGGCGGCACGGCCGTGCCCAGCCTCGGCCTGGACATCGACATCGGCAACGAGGTCGTGTTCACGCCGATGATCGGCGGCGAGACGGTGGACATCGTCGACCGCGCCGGCAGCGGCAAGCTGATGCTTGACCTCACGCCTGCGCAGCAGGTCACGCGGATGGATGCGGTGCTGGCCACGACGCTATCGTCTGTGGGTTTGAGTCACGGCACAGTCGTTGGCAGCAAGGTGCTGATTTTTGCGCCCAGCGTGCAGTTCGCCAACCCCACCAACGGCGAGCTCAACAAGCGCCGCCTGCTCGAGTACGACCTGCGTCTCGTGCCGCCGCCAGCCGGCAGCGGCAACGACGAGTTTCGCCTCGTCGTGAGCTTCTGACGGGCCGCACGCGCATGTTTAACTTGAAGCTGGACGCCACGCCCACTTACTGGTGGGACGTGGAGCTGCTCGTGCCCAAGGCCGACGGCGAGATCGCGGCGCACTCGATTAGGGTGCTTTTCCTGCGCATGCTCGAAGACGAGTTCGACGCGTTCCAGAAAGAGATCCGCGAGCAGTCGCTTGGCGATCGCGAGGTGGCCCGTCGCGTCATGCGCGGCCTGGCCGGCGTGGTCGACGAGCACGGCGTCGAGGCGGCCTGGGGCGAGGAGACCTGCGCGGCGCTGCTGAGCGTGCCTGGCGTGGCGTCAGCCATCGTCGGCAACTGGTTTGCCTCGCGCGACCAAGCGCACCTGGGAAACTTGAAGCGGTTGCGCGAGCGTGGGCCGGCGTCGGCGACGACGAAGGCCAGCGCCACCGCGCCGAACAGCTGACCGCGCTCCAGGACGAGCTGGCCAATGCACTCCAGCTGCAGGCGCCCGAGCCGGTGCTCGAGCGGCTGCGGCGGCGCATCGCGCAGGTGCAGCCCGCCGCCGGCCCGGTGCTTACCGTGGCCGTGTGGCCCGAGAACTGGCACGCCGCGCAGCTTTTCGTCGCGATGTCCACGCAGTGGCGCGTAACCGAGATGGGCAACGGTCAGCTGCGTTACTGGGGCCTGCGCTACGAGGCGCTGCCGCCCGTGCTCGACGAGCTCGCCGGCTTGCCGCACGTGCAGCCGCACCACGTGCTGATGCGTCAGGTGCGTTATTTGGAGCAGCGCGCGCTGCATCACGTCAACCCCAAGACATGAAGGCAACGACATGACCCGCCCGTACCGCGTCGAGCTTCAGGGCTCCGACCAAGGCCTGCTGGTCACGCTGCGCATCACCGAGGCCGCGCTGCAACGCAACGAGCGCGCCTACGGCACGCTCGCGCAGCAGATGGCCCGCGCCAGCGGCGTGGGCACGGCCTTCACCCAGGCCGCCGGCGCGCAGGGCCGCAGCGCCGATGCGCTGGCTGATCACCTGATCCAGGCGGCGCAGGCGAGCCAGCGTTTCGGCGCCGAGCAGGAGCGGTCAGCGGCGGCCAGCCAGCGCGCGGCTGAACTGCAGCAGCGCGCGGCGCAGGCGGCCGCGCGTGCGCGCGCCAATGCGGGCGAAGCCACCGAGCTTGGCGGCATTCCGCCCGAGCAGCGCCTAGCCGCGTTGACGGGCCTGCACCTCGCCGCCCAGGACCGCGAGCGCGCCCACCAAGCGGCGTTGGGCAACATCCGCGAGGCGGGGCTGCAGCGGGAGCGCCAGCAGTACCGTGCGCAGCAGGCGTTTCTGGCATCGCTGAACAAGATCGTCATTGCCGACGATGCTGCGCGCAGCGGCAAGGGTGCGCGCGCGGCGCTGCTCGAATTGCAGGCGGCGCAACTGGGCGTCACAGCGCAGGCCGCGCCGATGATCGCGCGGCTGGCCGAGTCCGACCGGCGGCTGCAGAGCTTTAACAAGACGGGCCGGCTCACGGCGTTGGAGTTGCAGCAGGTCAGCTTCCAGCTGAACGACCTGGGTGTGCAGCTCGCCAGTGGTCAAAACCCTCTCACGGCGCTGATTCAGCAGGGCTCGCAGTTGTCGGGCACGTTCGGCGGCATCCGTCCCGCCATCTCTGCCGTCGCATCGCTCATCACGCCGGCGCGCGTGGCGGTGGGCGGCCTAGCGGTCGGTGTGACCGCGCTCACCGCCGCGTGGCTGCAGGGCTACCGCGAGAGCCGGCAGTTTGCCGACAGCGTGGTGCTCACCGGCAATTACGCTGGCGTCACGGCGGGGCGCATGAACGAGCTGGCGCGGTCGATCGCCGGCGTCAGCGCGAGGCCGCTGGGCGATGTGCGTGAAGCGCTGCAGGCCGTCGTTTCCGCTGCCCGCTTCGGGCCGGAGAACGTGGAGCGCATCACCACCGCCGTGGTCTCGCTTCAGCGCTTCACCGGCCGGGCTGCCGACGAGATCGTCAATGACCTGTCGCGCATCGCCGACGATCCGGCACGCGCTGCGGCCGATTTGAACCGGCAATACAACTTCCTCACGCCCCAGGTGTACGCGCAGGTGCGTGCGCTGCAGGAGCAGGGCCGCTCGCAGGAGGCGGTGGGCCTGGTGGCCGATGCACTCAACGCAAAGTTTGCCGGCCAGCGGCAGAACCTGGGCTTGCTCGAACGAGCATGGGTGAGCTTCGCCGCCACGGCGCGCGACGCGTGGAACAACCTCAAGAGCATCGGCCGCGACACCACGGTCGACGATCGCATCGCCGCGCTGCGCGCGCAGCTTGAGACGCCGATCGTCTCTGCTGAGTTCGGCGGACTGAGCGAGGCCGCGCGTGCCCAGGCGGCGGCGCAACTCGCGGCGCTGGAGGCCGAGAAGAAGGCGGGCGACGAGAAGGCCAAGAGCGACGCCGAGCGCAGCCGAGCCAATCAGGAGGCCATCGCAGCGCTCGACCGCATCCAGGCCACGACGCGGTCGGTCGAGACACAGCAGGAAAAGCTCAACCGCGCGTTGCGCGAGTACCGCCTTGAGGTTGAACGCGTGCGCACGGCCACGCCGAACGCGCCGGAGGTGCAGCCGAAAGAGGTGGCGCGCGTCGAGGCCGGCCTGCGCAAACAATTCGCCGAGCGCCCCGACCGCAGAGGCGCCAGCGAAGCACGTGCGCTGCGCAAAGCCGAGCTCGACGAGGCGCTGCGCGAACTGCAGGACGCAAACACGCGAGAGCGTGATGCGCTGTCGCAGCACCAGCAGTTGCTCGAAGGGCGGTATCAGGCGGGCGAGATCTCGCTGGCCGACTACTACGCGCAGCGCGATCGCGTTCAGGCCGAGGCCACGCAGCGCAGCGCTGAGAGGTACGCCGAGCAGCTCTCGCTGCTGGCGCGATTTCAGGACGAATCGGCCAAGGCCGGCGACAAGGTGCAGGCCGCGCAGGCCGGCAAGCAGATCACCGCGCTGCTCGGCGAACAGGCGCGGCTTGAGGAGGCGGCCGCTGCGCGCAGGCAGCTCGATGCGCGCGCAAGCGCTGAGGCCTACGCACAGCAAGTGCGCGCGGTGGCGGAATTCAAGGCCAGCATCGTCGCGCTCACCGGCGACGAGCGCGAGCTGGCCCGCGTGCGCCGCGAGGAGCAGGTGCGTCAGGCTACGCTGCTGCTCAGCCAAGCGGCAGAAGACCCGGCCGAGATTGCGCGGCGCGTGCAGCGCTACCGCGAACTGCTGCAAGCGCAGGACGACCTTCGCGAGGTGCAGCAACGCGCGTCGCTGGTGAGCGCCCGCGCCGCCACCGACGAAGAGCGATTTGTGCTTGCCTCCGAGGCGCGCGGCGCATCGCTGCAAGAGATTGACCGCGGTGTGTACGAGATCCGCGCGCGCATGGTCGAGCAGCTCGGCGAGATGACAGACGCGGCGCAGCGCCTAGCACAAGTCAGCGGTGACCCCGCGGCTATCCAGCAGGCCAACGAGCTAGGCCTAGCCTACGAGCGCGCACTGCGCTCGGTCGATCCCGCCATCGACCGCCTGCGCGAAGGCCTGCGCGGCCTGGCCGACAGCACGGCCGACACGATCGGCAGCGCGATCGCCGATTTTCGCTCGCTGAGCGACATTGGCAATGCGGTGATCGACGATCTCAGGCGCTTTCTGATCGAGCAGACTATCACCGCGCCGCTTCGGCAGTCGCTGCGTGGCCTAGCCGAGCAGGCAGTGCCCGGCGTGGCGCGCCAGCTCGGCGTGGGCAGCGCCGCCGGCGGTGGCTTGGGCGCTCTCCCCCAAGCCGCTGCCGGCGCGTCCACGTCGGTCTCGTCGATGGCTACGGCTGCCGACCAAGCCACCGCGGCGCTGCAGCGGCTGGCCGGCAGCCGTGGCGCGCCGGTGCCGGGCCTCTCGCCTTCCGGCGCGTCCAACCCGCTAGGCGTTTTCGCCTTCGACACGTCCGATGCCGGCGCACCGGCGCAGCCCAGCGCCGAACGCGACGCGCTGCGCCGCATTGAGGGTGGCGCCATCGAGTCAATTGAGGCCGCGGCGCGCGCGGCCGGCGAGTTTGGCAACCGCGTGGGCAGCACCACGCCGGCGGTGGACGTGATGCGCTCGGTCACCGACAGGGCTGCGCGGGCGCTGTCGCAGCTGCCGCCGGGCGTGCAAGAACTGTTCGGCAACCTCGGCGACGTGCTGGGCGACGTGTTCTCCGGCCTGAGCGGCGGCAACCTTTTCAGCCCCATCGGCTCGTTTTTCGGCTTTGCCAGGGGCGGCGCGTTCGGGCCGGGCGCGTCCGCCTTCAATCCTGGCACCGCGCTTCAGCGGCGCGCCGTCACCGCCTTCGCCAAGGGCGGCGCCTTCACCAATCAGCTTGTCACGCGGCCCACGCCGTTTCGGTTTGCTAGCGGTGGGCGCTTGGAGCAGGGGCTGATGGGCGAGGCGGGTCCCGAGGCCGTGGTTCCGCTGGTGCGCGCCAGCGACGGCTCGCTCGGCGTGCGCACGGTCGTTGAACGCGCCTCGGCGCCGATCGCCGGGACGGTGGACACGTGGGCATCAAGCAGGGTGGCCGAGATGGTCTCGGCGATCACCGCGGCAGCAGAGCGCGCTGCGCCGGGGCAGCCTGCCGCGCAGGGCGTTGCGTCGGCGGGCGCGGTGCGGCAGGCCGACAGCGATCTGCGGCCGGTGCAGGGCGCGCAGCGGGCGCTGCCGGCGGGCGCCGCGGCAGGCGGCAGCGCAGCAGTGGGCGCTGGCCAGGCCGCAGAGGGTGCCACTCCTGCGCCGCTGGAGGTGCATCTGAACCTCATCAATGCGCCCGCGCAAGCCCACGTGAAGCAGGCGCGACGACGTCCTGGCGGCGGACTGGAGCTTGACGTCGTGTTCGAGCAGGTGCGTGAGCGGCTGGGCCGGGAGATCGACAACGACACGGGGCTGGCGCGCAACATCAATGGCCGTTACGGCCTGAACAGCGGGGCCGCGCTGATCCGCTGAGCCATGCCGTACCCCAACGCGCACGCCTGGCCTGCCGAGCTGCCGATGTGGACGCTGGCCGACCACACGCTGCGCGCCGGCGAGCGGGTGGAGGCCACGCCGTTTGAGCAGGGCGAGGACCGGCACCGCGAGATCCGCACTTTTACGCCGTGGCTGGCGCAGGTGTCCACCAAGCCGCTGACGCAAGCGCAGTTTAACCGCCTGTGCGAGTGGTTCGACGACGACCTGCAGGCCGGCGCACTGCGCTTCGATGTGCCGATGCACAGCCTCGAAGGCGCGGGCCCGCAGTGGTGGGAAGCGCAGTTCGTCGGCCCCTTCCGCTGGGAGGCGCGCAGCGCGCGCTACCTCGTCACCGCCGAGCTCATCCTCCTCGACGGCCCGTACCCCTTCTTCGACCCCAACACCGGCGCGCCGGTGCGCGTCACGCCCACACTGTCGGCGCGCTTCGTGGTCGACAGCTTGGTCACCGCGCGTCCTGACACGGCCGCGCTGCTTGCACGCTTCGATGGCGACAGCGAGATCCAGGTGCGCTCCGATCCGACGTTGCGCGCGCGCTTTGAGGGCGACAGCGAGATCCGCGGCTTGTTGAAGCTTGGGTTCCTGCTGCTGCCTGACGGCGCGTCTTACTTGCTGCTTCCGGACGGCGGGCGTCTGCAACTGCCCGACTGAAGAATCACTATGGCTACTGATTCAACCCTTGCCGCACTCGCTGCCGCCGTCGCTGGAGATCTTGACGCCGACGACCTGTCTTACATCGAGGTCGATGGAGCGCCGCGCAAGATCGCACAAAGCGAAAGGTTGGCTTGGGTGCTCAGCAACATCACCGCCAGCGACATCGACATCGCCGACGCGGGCAGCTACTTCTCCGCCACCGAGGTAGAGGCCGCGCTGCAGGAGTTGGGCGCGCGCTTGAGCGCTTTAGGCCTGAGCGGCTTTCGCTACGCCATCGACCTAGACAGCAACGCCGCCAGCGACCCCGGCGCGGGCTTGCTTAAGTTCAACAACGTCACGCTTGCCAGCGTGACGGCGCTGTACATCGACGACAGCACCGTCGACAGCGTGGACCTCAGCACGCTGCTCGCCTCGCTCGGCACAAGCGGGCTGGTCAAGGTCACCAGCCTAGCCGACAAAACCGAGTGGCACGTGTACAAGTGGACGGCCACGCCCACCGACAACACAGGCTGGTGGACGTTCGCCGTCACGCACCAAGCCGGCACCGGCACGTTTGAAGACGCCGACGAGGTGCAGGTCGTTTTCCTGCAGCTAAGCGCCACGGGCGCAGGCATCGGCGGCAGCACTGGCAGCACCGACAACGCGCTGCTGCGCGCCGATGGCACGGGCGGCAGCACAGCGCAAGCCAGCGGCGTCACCGTGACCGACGACAACGAGATTGCCGGCTACCGCGCGCACCGCAACGCGCAGATCGGCACCACGTACACGCTCGACGCAAGCGACGCAGGCAAAGTGGTGCAGCTCACCAACGCGAGCGCGATCACGCTGACGGTGCCGAACAGCCTGCCCGTAGGCTGGTCTTGCACGCTGCTGCAAGGCGGCGCGGGGCAAGTCACAGTCACGGCAGGCAGCGGAGCCACGCACCGCCAGCGCCAGAGCCACACCAAGCTCGCGGGGCAGTACGCCGTCGGCCTCATCACCGTCATCGCCAACAGCGGCGGCAGCGCGGCCGAGTATGTGCTCGGCGGCGACACCGCCACCTGACTCTAGGACACCTCGCCCATGGCCTCCCTCACTCAATACTGGCTCAACGCTGTCGTCGACGCGATGGAGCGCGGCCAGGCCATCACCTTCCCGGCCACGCGGCACTACGGCCTGTTCGCGGTGCTGCCCACACGCAACACCAGCGGCACAGAGCTGAGCGCCGGTGCGGGCTACACCGGCTATGCGCGCATCGCTCTGGCCGCCAGCATGACTAATTGGTCGGGCACGCAGAGCGACGGCAGCACCGGCGCCAGCAACGGCACGCGCGACTACATCACCAACAACGTAGCTGTGTCGTTCTCCGCCTCGCTGACGGCCGCTTGGAGCGGGCTGGTGGGCGTGGGTCAGTTCGACGCACCCTCGGGCGGCAACCTGCTGCGCTGGGGCGCGTTCACCGATTCTGCGGGCAACCTCATAACGCGCAGCTTCACCATCGGCGAGGCGGTGAGCTTCGCGCCGGGCCAGATCCGCCTGTACTACCGCTAACACCATGCCCGCCGTCACCTACCCCGCCACGCTGCCCGCGCCGGAGGCCGGATGGTCGGCCGTGCTGCGCGAGCGCGCGGTGCGCTCGTCGCTGCCCGGCAGGCCGCAGGCGCGTCGGCGCTCGCGTGATGCCATCGCCGACGTGTCGCCGGCCACCTGGACGTACTCGCCCGACGAGATGGCCGTCTGGTGGCCGTGGTTTCACACCACGCTGCGTGACGGCCAACTCTGGTTCGAGATAACCGCGCCGGGCGCCGGCGGCGTGATCCCGCGGGTAATGCGCTTTCGTCCCGGCAGCGTGCAGGTTCCGCCGCTGGGGCGTGGCATCGCGCGCGTGACGGCCGAGTTGGAAGTGCGTGGCCGCAGCGCCGCGCCGGAGGTCTGACATGCCGACGTACCTGCCCGAAAACGCCGGGGTTTCACTTAGCGAGGCCATAGCCGAAGCCTTTGCCAGCGCCAAGGCCGGCGACCCCGCGTTGCGCACGCTCGAACTGCGCCACACGAGCTTCACCGACGCAGACGGCAATCCCATCAGCATCCGCATCGTCAACGACTACCGCAACCTCACGGCAACGGACGAGCGCGGTCAGACGCACACCTACATCGGCATCCCGTTTGAGTACGTGATGCCGGAGCAGACGGACTCAGGTGCGCCCAAGGCCGCATCGGTGCAGATCGACAACGTGAGCCGCGAGGTGCTGCGCGTGCTGATGCAGGCGCGCGAGAGCCACGAGCCGGTGCAGATCGTCGAGCGCATGTTCCTGCCGAGCGACACGTCGGCGCCGCATGTGCTGCCGGTGACGGTGGCCGAGCTGCAGGCGCCCGTGGCTACGGTGGAAAGCGTCTCTGCGCAGATCACCTTCGGCGGCCTCACCAACAAGAAGTTTCCGGCGCGCTACTACGCGCCAGAGTACTTCCCGACGCTGGCGCCGTGATGATGATGAACCTGTCTCCGCACGCCAGCGCGGACAGCTGGCCTTCCAGATGGGTGGGGCGTGCCTGGGCGCCGCACTTCAACTGCTGGCATCTCGTGCAGCAAGTGCAGCGCGAGGTGTTCGGCCGCGACATGCCGGCTTTGCCCGTCGGCACGCCGGAAGATCAACGCGAGACGTTGCAGCGCATCACCAAACGCTGGCGCCCGACAACGGACGCGCCGCGCGAGGGCGACCTGCTCACGATGACCAGCGACATCGGGCCGCACGTTGGCGTACTCGTGAGTGCCGACCGCGTGCTGCACAACGTAGGCGGCCAGGACGGCAATCGCATCTGGGGCTGCGTGCGGGTGGACGCCATCGATGAGCTGGGCAACAATGGCTACGGGCACTTGAAGCTGTGGAGGGCGGTGTAGTGCAGCGTGACCTGCGCGCGGCCACCGTCGTTGTCTGCGCCGACGCGTTCGACACGCTCATCGACCCAGCCCGTTGCCGTGCCGCGCGAGACGACGAGACGCTGGCCGAAATGGCGCCCGCAGAGCCAGGGGCCTGGGTGTGCATGGTCGATGACCGTTGCATCCCGCGCGCCCTGTGGCACCACATGCCGCCTCCCGGCTCGGTAGTGCGGTGGCGGCGCTTGCCACAGGGCGGTGGACGCGACGGCGGTGGGTCACTGCGCGCAGTGCTGCAGATTGCGGCGCTGATTGCCATCAACTCTTTGACCGGCGGTCTTGGCGGCGGGCTTGGCGCCAGTCTGTTCCGCGCCGGCCTGGCGCTTGGCGCCAACGCGCTCATAGCCAACCTCGTGCCGATCCAGACGCCAGACGCGGGGCGGCAGACCTACACCGCGCAGGCCGCGAACAACCAGGCGCGCCTGGGCCAGCCGATCCCGGACATCTTTGGGTACGACGACAGCTTTCCTGACCTGGCAGCGCAGCCGTACAGCTTTCACGGCACCGCCACGCAAACCGAACCCACAGTGATCACAGCTCGCGGCGTTGATCAGTGGCTGCACCTGCTGCTGAGCGTGGGCGCCGGGCAGCATCACATCTGCCGCGTTTCAATCGGCGACACGGACATCATGAGCTTCGATGATGTCGAGATCGTGCGCATTGGCCCCGGTCAATCCGCGCTTGACGGTCCCGGCGCGGGCGTGGAAAACGTCACCGATCAGACGCTGGTCGATCCGCGCTGGATCACGCACCAAGACGCGGTAATGGTTGAGATGCGGCCTGGCAACTTCACTGGCCCTTGGGTGCTGTGCCCGCGCGGAAGAACACTTGACGCCATCGGCATCGATCTGATCCAGCCGCAAGGCATGACGCGCGAGGTGCGCATGCGCTGGCGGCATGAAGCGCAGTTGATCGACGACGACGACAGGCCTGTCGGCGCGTGGTTTGAGCTTGGAAGCCACACCACAACGCGCGAGACCAGCGTGCCTCTGCGCTATCCGCACGACTATGTTGTGCCAGCAGGTCGGTATCAAGTGCGCACCATTCGCACGGACGAGACCGACGAAGACAACCTACAGAGCATCGACGTGCTCAGCCTGCTTGCCATCCGCGCGCGGCTTGTGGGCGTGCAAGTGAACGTGCCCGACCTAACCATGGTGGCGGTGCGCCTGCGGGCCACCGGGCAGATCAACGGCTCGCTGCGCTTTCGCGTTCGCTGCTACCGCATGCTGCCAAAGTGGAGCGGCAGCGCGTGGTCGGCGCCCGAGATCACGCGCAGTCCAGCTTGGGCTATCGCGCAGGTGCTGCGCTCGCGCGGGACTGCGGACGAAAACATTGACCTGGCGTCGCTGCTCGCCCTGGCGGCGGTGTGGGAGGCGCGGTACGACAGCTTTGACTACAAGTTCGCGCAGCAGATCAGCACTTGGGACGCCATCACGACCATCGCGCGCGTGGGCCGCGCGGCCCCACTGATGCGCGGTAGCCGCTACACCGTAGTTCGCGACAGCCTGCAGACGATGCCCGTGGCCGCCTACGGCATGCGCAACATCGTGCGCGGCTCGGTGCGCATCAAGCCCACGCTGCCGTCGAGCGAGTCGGTGAGCACACTGGACGTCGAGTATTGGGATCCGCAGCGCCAGCTGTACGACGTGGTGACGGCGCAGATTGTGGATGGCGTGATCCAGGTGTACCGCACCGACATAGAGCGTGCCGCTGCGGGCTACCCACCGCCGGACATCAACCGCCGCGGGCGGCTGCGATTTGACGGCGTGATCGGCTTCAACCACGCCTGCCGCATGGCGGCGTACACGCTGGCCGATCGGTACTTCCGCAACGTCGACGTTGAGCTCGACGCGGAACTCGACGGACAACTGCCCGCGCCCTACAACCTCGTGGTGTTTCAGCACGACGTGGGCAACTTTGGCGAGACTGGCGACGTTGTGACGTGGAGCGCTGGCACGCTCACGCTCACCACGACGGAGCCGCTGACGTGGAGCGACGGATCGCATGCGTTGCGTCTGGTCAAGCCCACCGGCGGGCTGACGCAAGCGATTGCTGCGACGCGCGGCGCGGACGACTACACAGTGGTGCTTGGCAGTGACCCGGGGTTCACGCCCATTACGAGCGCGGCCGACCGCGAGCGCACGCGCTTTGTTTTCGGCCAAGTGTCTGCGGTCGGCGCGCTCGCCAAGGTGCGCGCCATCTCGCCCAGCGCGGAACGCAGGATCGGGCTGCGGCTGGTGTTGGAAGACGACCGCGTGCATACGGCCGATGCGCGGTGGATCGCGCAGGATACGTTGCCGGACTGCGCGGTCAGCGTTGCGTCCCAAGTGCTGCTGTTTGACGACTTTAACGGAAGCGGACTGCTGCAGTTTCATACCCCCGACATCGCGCCCGCTGGCTTTACGTGGGGCATTGGCACAATGGCGGTGACCGGCGGCTCGGCCCAGGGTCAGGAGGTGTTTGCCTACGGCACCGGGTTTTCCGTCGCGCCGCGATTGCCGTTCTACATCGAAATGATTGCCACGCGGCCCGCGCTCAATTTGCCCGAAGGCGAATTTTTTCGCGTGTACGGAAACGACGGCGGCCAGTTCGTGCAGTTGCGGCTTGAGACATCGCGCAGCAACAGTAGCGAGGTCAATGCGGTGTTTACCGACACGTCCGGCAGTGAGGTTGTCGTCGCGGACATCGCTGCAGGCGTGTCTCACACACTGCGCCTGCGCTTCAACGCTGATGGAGTGACCGCGGTCGCGTTGCTGAACGGAGAACAGGTCGGCGTGCTGAACGCATTTCCGCCAACGAACCCAATTACGCAGGTGTCAATCTACGTCTCGGCGGAGTTTACGGGCGGCGTGCTTTACCAAGGCAGTATCCAGAGCATCCGCATCGCACAGGGTGACGCATGAGACGCAGCGAGCAAGGCTTTTTTCTTTTGCCTGGTGGCATCGGCGCAATGCGTCCTGCTGGCGGTGTGTTGCCCAACGAAATTTTCACATACACCGGCAGCGACCAAGCATTTGTCGTACCGGCGGGCATCACTGCCATTACGTTTCAAATGTGGGGCGGAGGTGGCGCTGGCGGTTCGCGGCAGCCCATCGCGCTGATGGACGCCGCAGCCGGAGGTGGCGCTGGCTACGTCACCGGCGTGCTGTCGGTGACGCCAGGAGAAACGCTGACGATCGTCGTCGGTGGAGGCGGCCAGGTGTCATCAGTTGGCGGTGTCAGCGCAGGCGGTTACGGTGGCGGCGGCGCTGGGCACGGCGGCGGCAACCAGTCCGGGGGTGGTGGCGGCGGACGCTCAGCCATCCGTCGAGGCAGCGCCGAGCTGGCAACCGCCGCCGGTGGTGGCGGAGGCGGCTCTACGAACACGAGCGGCATTGGCGGCGTCGGTGGAGGCACGACGGGTGGCGACGGTGTGAATGGCAGCGGCGGCGGCTACGGCGGCGGCGGCACATCCACCGCCGGAGGCGATGCTGGTCAGCACGGCGCTACGTCTGCCACAGCGGGCTCGTCCTTCAGTGGCGGTAACGGCGGCGGCACCGATGGGGCGGGCGGCGGCGGCGGCAGTGGTTACTACGGTGGGGGTGGCGGCGGCGGCACATCCACTGGCGGCAGCGGTGGGGGCGGCGGCTCGTCTTACTTGGGCAGCGCAAGCAGCGCATCAACGTTCAGCGGTTCCGGCACATCGGCAGGAAACAGTGGCGACAGCAACAGGGCCGGGGCCGGTGACGGCGGCGCCCAACGCTCTGCAGGCGCGAACGGTCGCGTCTTGCTTTTTTGGTAACAAGCGATGACCACCGAGCCCTCCCTCTTGTCGCGCCTTGCCGAAAACGCTGCCTACGTCGTCTCGGGCCTGGGCCTGGCCGCCACCGGCGCCGCCGCGTGGTGGCTCAAATTCCGTCGCGCTGACAGTGGCACCGAGCTGGAGGTCAAGCAAAACGCCGCCGCAGCGAACGCGCTGGAGGACTTGCGCAAGGACAACGACCGGCTGCGCGCGCAGATGCTCGCGGCCGACGAGCGCGCCGACCGGGCCGAGGCCGGCGAGCGGCAGCACTACACGCTGCTCGTGCAGACGCAGAGCGAGTTGCGCATGGCGCAGCGTGACCTGGAGCGCATGCGCCGCAGGCTCAAGGCCGCGGGAGTACCGGACAGCGATTGGATGCCGCACATGGAAACGAACTTCGGCGCGCTGCCGCCGTCTCATCCATGATCGGCCACTTCGAAGACAATCGCATGGCGCTGACGCTGCAGCATCAGCCGGTGTGGCTGCAGCATGCGTTTGCGCTGCGCACTGGGCGCGTGCCGGACGACGACATGCCGCGTGCGCCGCGCTACGCGCTGTGGCTGCCGGCGCTGTGCGCCTGGTGGGGCGACGCGGCCACGGTGCACGACGGGCGGCTGGTCACGCACGCGCTGCTGAGCGCTGGACTGGCGCCGCCTGCGCGCTGGTGGCTGCTGCGCTCGTGGCTCGAATGGGGAATCAACAGCGCCTCGCCCGCAATCGGTGCGCTGGTGGTCGTGCACCGCCGCGGCCTGCCCTGGGTGGGCCTGATGGCCGGCGCCGACGATCAGCGCCGCGCGATCGTGCTCGCCGCGCTGCCGGGGCAGCCGGTGCAACTGCTGCCGGTGGAGCAACGGCATGTGCTGTGCTATCGCTGGCCCGCCGAGCGCGCCGCGCTGCGCGAGCAGTACCTGCAGCGATGGATGGACGAGCCGGCGACGGTGCCGCCGGCTGCCGCAACCGACGACGACGACAAGGACGCCACCTGATGCACCGCTTTCTGTGGTTTCGCAACGGCACCGGCAGCGCGACGTGCGGCAACGTGGTGCTGCACTTCACCGCGTGCCCGCGGCTTCCTGGCATGCGCTTCGTGGAGATCGAGTTCATGCCGCGCGTGAAAAGCCGCGTGCTCGCCGAGGAAGACCCGGAACACTGGCGCGAGATGACGGACGTGGAGTGCGCGATCGCCGAGTCGGCGCTGCAGCGCATGCACGACCAGGCGATGGTGGCGTTTGCATGAGCGCGAGCTGCCTGCTGCTGGCGATGAGCGTGGCTGTGGCGTGCGTTGCCGCCACCGTGGCCGCGCTGTGCCTGGTGCAGATTAACCGCGAGAGGCCGCCTGGGCCGCCACCGGACGACAGCGACCTGTGATGCTGCAAGCCCGCCTCATCGCCGCTGCTCTCGTGATCGCCGCTGCTGCGGGCGCGTTGTGGTGGGCCTACAGCATCGGCGTGGCGCGCGGCCAAGCTAGGACGCAGGCCGCGTGGCTGGCCGAGCGCGCGCGGCTGATCCGTGCCGCCGAGCTCGCACAGGCCGAGACGCAGGCCGAATCCGCCCGCCGCGCGCGGGCCGTCCAGGAGATTGCCGATGACGCCGACCAACGCATTGCCGAGGCGCGCGACGCGCGCGCTGCTGCCGATGCTGCTGCTGAGCGGCTGCGCCAGCGCGTGGCAGCCGCCGCCGCCCGTTGTGGTAGCGCCCGCACAGATCCCGCCGCTGCCGGCGCAAGCGCGGCAGCCGGCACCGCCGGACTGGTGCTTGCCGACGTGTCTGGACGGCTGGAGGCGCGAGGTCGAGAGCTTGCTGCCCTTGCAGACGCCCGCGGTGCCGCCGGCGCGGCCTGCGAGCGGGCCTACGGGGCGCTGAAACCATGAACCCTACCCCACCCCACAACGTTAACCTGAGCGGGGCGCCTGGAGGCGATTTGCCCCCAACGCTGGCCGATGTGCTGAATCGCATGGTCGGCCCGGCGCTGGGCCGGCTACCCGCGCATATGGACACGCCGGCCGCTCGGGTGATGCTGCTGGCGATCGGCCTGCAAGAAAGCCGCTTCCTCTACCGGCGCCAGCTCGGCGACGGGCCGGCGCGCGGCTATTGGCAATTCGAGCGCGGCACGAAGAGCAGCCGTGGCGGCGTGTGGGGCGTGTATCTGCATCGCGCGTCAAGCGAGTTGCTGCGGCTGCTGTGCCGCGACCGGGACGTGGCGTTCGATCCCGGCCCGATTTGGCAGCAGATCGAGCACGACGACGTGCTCGCCGCCGGTGTGGCACGGCTGCTGCTCTGGACGCACCCCAAGGCGCTGCCGGCCGTGGGCGAGACCTACCGCGCCTGGCACTACTACCTTGAGACGTGGCGCCCCGGCAAGCCGCACCCGCTGACTTGGCCGGCTCTGTACGCTCAGGCGGTGCGGGCGGTGGCGGACGCGGCAGGAGAGGCCTTGTGATGCGCCTGCACCACCTTCAGATCATCGTCGCGTGCGCCGTGCTCACACTGCTCGCCGCGCTCGTGCACGCGCCGCGCCCGCACTTGGCGCGGATGCAGGCCGCAGCGCGCGTCCATTGCATTCAACAACCTGCAGACCGAATCACCGCCGCGGCCTGCGCAGAGCTACTTCAGGCGGCACACCATGCCCGGAGCAACGCACCATGAACCGCATCAAGCAGGCCGGCTTCACGCTCATCGAGCTGATGATCGTCGTGGCCATCATCGGCATCCTGGCCGCCATTGCACTGCCGGCGTATCAGGACTACACCGTACGCAGCAAGGTGAGCGAGCTGATGCTTGCCGCGTCGAGCTGCCGCACCACCATCTCGGAGACGGTGCAGTCCGCCAGCGCACCGGACATCAGCGCGCAACTGCCGGGCGTGTGCAGCTTTGCGGCGACGCGCTACGTGGCGTCGGGCAGCGTCGATGCCAACGGCGTGATCACGATCGTTGGCAACCCAGCCACGCTGGGCGGCGCGGTGACTGCCACGGCCAACGCCATCAGCCTGGTGCCCTTCGACGACGCCGCGCCGCCGGCGCCGCTGGTGGGCACGACGGCCGGCGGTGGTGTGATTACGGCGTGGCGTTGCGGGCCGGCGGCGGTGAATCCGATGCCGACGCGGTACATGCCGGGCTCTTGTCAGGGATAGGCGAGCGCGGCTTGTAGGCTTTCAGGCACTCGGCGCGGCGTTGCGCCATCAGCTCCTCGCTGCACCTTGGACCGTAGATCGACCCGCAACGTGACTTGGCCAGCGAGTACTCGCAAAACACGCACTCGGACTTTGCGAGGTAGCGCCGCTGTCCGCGCGTGAGCCGCCCAACAGGCAGGCCGAGCTGATCTGCGTGGGCGACCGCCGTAGCAAGCGCCTCGGCAGGCACGTCAAAGAACCCGAGCCGCCCTTTGCACGGCGTGAACGGCAGCGGCTTTGGGTCGCGCAGCACGAAGCCGTAGCGGCCCACAAACCAAGGCGATTGGCTGTCGGCTACACAGTCCACGATCTCGACGCTGCCCACGATGCCGCCGCGCGGAATGGTGTCCAAGTCGGCAGTGATCGGCCGTTGAATGCAGCCCTCTGCAAACTGGATGGCGTCATCGAACTCCATGCGCGTACAACCCTTGGCCGCGTGAATCAGGATGCGCCCACGGTACTTGGTCGGCCAGTCGCGGTTCTCAATGTCCTTGCCGGCGTTCAGGATCAAACTCGCCCAAGGCTGGCGGATGCTCAGCGCAATCATTCTTTCGCTCTGGTCAGGTGAAGCCGAACACTTTGTTCTAGCGGACTGCCTGCGGCATCAGCCCCAGCGCGTGTTGCCAGCCCCATCGCAAGGTGTCGCTCCACGATCAGTCGGTTCGTGTTGCACTGCGGCGAATACGTCTTGCCCTCGTAGAAGAACGCGTTGCCCTCGTCGTCCACAGCCCACCAGTGGTCTTGGTAGGTCATCAGCGGTCCGCGCTTCTGCGGGTTCGTCAAGTCGGCCAGTGGCACGCGCTGAAACTTTGCCGCCTGCACCGCGCCAACTACGCCTAACCCTGCGTTCGAGCCGACTGCGGTCGGCGGGGAAGTTTGTTCCATCTTCATACTCCTGTAGCGCCGCCGTCAGCGGCTCAACTCCACGTTAGCCATCACGAAGACGGCCGCGACTTGCGGGACGATCGCGTTGCCGTAGGCGCGCAGTCGTCCCATTCTGTTGGGTATCCCATGAGCCAGCGGGAAAAGGCCGGGTTGAGTTGGCCGGGCTTTTCCGTCGCTGCACGCGAGCCATTCGAGGTCGGCCCAAGCAGCAAGGCGGTCTGTCTCGGAAGGTCGCGCTGGTTCGTGCCGTCTCCCATGCTGTTTCTGTGGTCCCGAATCACTGGCGCTGCCCACCCCACGAGTTGATGCGCTTGTTCGCTCAGCGGCTTGCCCCTCGCCTGATCCGCTCGCGCCGCGTGAAACTCCGGGGAACCTTCGTTCGATTTCCAGTCCCTCGTCGCCGGCGTCGCCCAGGAGGCAAGCTCCACCGTCTTGCGGCTGCAGTCGTTGTTCCCCGCCGCGTTGTTGCCGTTCTGCGCTGGCGTTCCAGCCATCGGCGTCGGCCAGCCCGCGAACTTCACCGCATGTTCGAGCGACGCCGTGTGCTTCTTGCCGTCTACCGTTCGGCCCGTCGCATCCATTTTGTTGATCGACATCGAACGTCCGCCGCTCGGCGTGTTCGGCGTGGGCCACCCAGTAGAGCCGCTGCCTGATGTGCGGTGCCCCTGCGCCAGCAGCGCACAGATTCGCCGCCGCAGCGGCGTAACCTGCGCCTTCCAGGTCAGCGCAAACATGATCGAGCCACGCGAGTCCAGCAGCTCCGGCAACCTGCTCGCCAAACACGCTTGCAGGGCGGCGCTCGCGGATGAGGTCGAAGAACGCAGGCCATAGGTGGCGCTCATCTTCGCTGCCACGCTGCTTGCCCGCGGTGCTGAACGGCTGGCAGGGGCAAGAGCCTGTCCAAACAGGTCGGTCATCGGGCCAGCCTGCGAGCCGCAGGGCGTAGCTCCAACCGCCGAGGCCGGCGAAGAAGTGGCACTGTGTGTAGTCTCGCAAGTCATCGCGGCTCACTTCCAAAATGCTGCGTTCGTCAACGTCGCCAGGCGCGATCAGGCCGCGCGCAATCAGGTTCCGCAGCCACTGCGCTGCGTAGGGATCGATCTCGTTGTAGTAGGCGTGCATCGGTGTGATCGCGCAGCGCATCCTCGGCGCGCTTTGCGCGCTCAAACAGGTCTTCGGCCAGCTTGTAGCCCTCGCGTGCTTCCTGCTCCCAGGTCACAGGCCACAGCGGGCCGCAGCCGTTCGGGCATGGCTCGGTGTCGCTGTTGCCAGACCCGCCTCAGAGCGTTGAGGCCGAACTGGTTGGTCAACCGGACTTGCGCCGGCAAGGTCGTCATTCATCGTTGCTTCTGGTGGGCGCAAGCCGGTTACCGCCGACGGTCGGCTTCATGAACACCAGCCAGTGCGTGCCGGCCTTCTTTCCGCTCTTGTGCCCGAACAGTGGCTGATGCGGCGTCAGTGCCAGCACCTCGCGCACCTTCACCTGTGTCTCGTTCCACTTGAACACCAGCACGCCGTCGCTGGCCAGTACGCGGAAACACTCCGCAAAGCCCTGCCGCAAATCGTCGCGCCAGTTCTCGCTCAGGCGCCCGTACTTCGCCGCCAGCCACGAGCGCGGGCCGGCATGCACAAGGTGCGGCGGATCGAACGCCACCAGCTTGAACGATCCGTCCGGGTACGGCAGCGCGCGGAAGTCCAGCAGCGTGTCGGGCTCAATGCGGATCGTGCGCACGCCGCTGGCGTTGCCTCGGCTGTTGTCGGTCACGGTCAGCGTCTCCGCGCGCCGGTCGCCGAAAAGTGCGTCCGGGTGCTGCGGGTCGAACCACATCATCCGGCTGCCACAGCACGGGTCCAACACGCGGGGCAACGCCTCGCGGTGAAGCCCAACACCCGGTTGACCCACAAGGGCAGGCTGCATTTCCTCAGCTTCCAAGTTCGTTTGCTGCCCTTGTGGTCAGGTTAACCGGCCCGTTCGGCGAATCGGACCCCACAACAGCCGGCAAGGGCTGCAAGAGCGCCTCGGCACGCAGGAACAGCCCGTTGCTGAGCCCGCGCCCGAGTTCGCCGTCCGGCATCGCGCGGTACGCATCCACGAGGTCGCGCAGGGCATCGCGGCATCGATCGCCGTCGTCGGCTCGCTGCTGCAGTGCCGTGATGTGCAGCACCGCCTCGTGCAGCAGGTTCGCAATGTCGCTCGCGTGCTCCGAGGCGCACAGGTCGCGCTTGTCGCGCAGGCGCTGAAGAAGGGCGCTCATCGTTGCGGATTCCGCTCGTCCACGTCGCTCAGCCTCTCTTCCAGCGCGCGGTACAACTCGTAGTCGTCCTTGCGGCTCAACTCCACGTTCGGCGTCTTCTTGCGCTCGTTCCTGGACATGCGCTTCGTGTATTGCTCTCGGTAAACGATAAGCCGCATCGCCGCCTGCACTTGGCCCCAATACGTCTCACCGCCGTTTGTGGCCGGAGGACAAAACGTCTGTTCGTCAGCGTCGGCGCGGGCCTTGGCTTCTATCGCCCTTGCTTCCGCGTCTCCAGTAACTTCGCGCGCCGTGGTTGGATCAAAACTTAGGGGCGTCATCGCGTGCACCATTTCTTGCCTTTGTTCGCCGACCATCATCGCTATCACCATCGCGGCCATCAGGCTGACGCGGTTTCCGCGTGCGAAGGGTCTATGTCGCACCCTGCCCAGCGTAGGCCAAGGTGCGCCGCCACATCGCGCGTCACGCCACTTCCGGCGAACGGGTCCAGCACCAGATCGCCCTCGACGCACACGCGGGGGAACAGCGTCTCGAAAATCTGCGGCGGCTTGCCGTAAGGGTGAGTCCGCTTCGCCGGGTAGTCCGCTTCGATCACGTTGCGCACCGCCGCCCGGTCCACAGCATCCGGCACGCCGCGCGAAGCAATCAGAATCGGATCCCACGCGCTGCGCAGCAGCCCGCCAGTGCCAGGTCGTTTGCGCACCCACGCCACGCAAGTCGAAGGCCGTAGGCCAACCGTGGAACACAGGTAGCCCATGTCAGCCATGCGCCGCCAGTCGGCGAACACCAGCACCACGCCTCCATCGCGCAGTGCATCGCGTGAAGCCCGCAGCGTCTCGTGCAAGAACCCAAACGGCGCGAACACGCTGCCTGCCGCCCCGTCGTCCTTGCCTCTCACTGGCGTGCCTACCGCATAGGGCGGGTCGTACACCACCACTGCGGCATCAGCCCCAGCGCGTGCTGCCAGCCACTGCCGCGCGTCGTTCAGGTCGATGGGCGGGGCGCCAAGGTCGGGGGTCTTGGTCACAGTAAACGCGGCGCGCGCCGCTCCTCGTCTTCATCGCGCAGGGCTTCGAGCGTATTCAACGCAGCCTGCATGCGGCCGATGTGCTCGTCGCATTGCGCCTGCGTCATGCGGCCGTCCGACACCCAGCGGCTGTACACCCGCAGGCGCAGGCCCAGCTCGCGCCGCAGCTCGGCGATCTGCTCGGAGAGAGTGTAGGCGCGGTCGGTCACGCGCCGTCCTTCACGCTCTTGATCGCCTCTTGCACCGCCGCTATGGCCGCGTCGTACTTCGCCAACTCGTGCTGCGCGTACGTGGTGAACGTGCCATCCGGGTGCTGGCGCTTGGCGTCGGCGAAGCCGCTCCGGTCGTTGCGCAGCAGGGCTACCGCTGCGCGAAGGCGCGTGGTCAGGGGCTTCACGGCTGCGTCTGCGCAAACGCCTGCTCCGGCGTCCTGCCCTTGCGCTTCTTGCCGTCGATGAGGTCTTCCTGCTGAACCTCCGCAGCCTTGAGCGTGAGCGCCACGTTGGTCTGCGCCTTGACGCCGAAAGCGCCGATCAGGTGCTCGTCGATGTCGGCGTTGCTGCTGACGGTGTACTCGATCTCGCAGCTCCCGCCGGGCACGGGCGTGATCTGAAAGTTGTGTACCTTGCACAGCGTCAGCCTGAGCTTGTCCTTGGTGCCGTGCTCGACTTCGAGGGTGTGCCCTTGGTGCTCGGCGCCGAATTTGAGCGGGTACTTCATCGACGGAAACGCGAGCTTGCCGCGCTCGTCCACGTTCAGATTGAGCTTGCCCTGCGCGTCAACGGGCTTCACGTCGGGCTGGCCCTTGACCATGAGCGCTTCGCGCAGGCCGGGGCACACCAAGTCCAGCGCGTGGTTCGACGCCTTCAATCGCAGGCGAACGTCCAGCGCGGGCACCTTCTTGTCGCCGTGGATCTCGATGCGCGACTGGCTGTGAACGAGGGTGTGGCTGGTGGTGGAGCGGATCTCGAACATGGTTGCCCTTCAGTCGGTGGTGGTGTTGGTGGCGTCCTCGACCTTCACGCCCTTGCCGACGTGCTCGATCAGGTCGTCCTGGCTGGCGACAGTGGCCTGGTAGACCTGCGCGACGTGGCGCAGCGCCTGAGCCGCGCTGACGGCGCGCACAAGGCGCGGCGCATCGGCGGGCGCTGCAACGCGCGTGGTGACGATGTAGATGCGGTTCGCAGCAGTCATCACTTGCCCTCCTGCGCCAGCTCGGCGTCACGCGCGCGGAAGGCCGAAATCAACTGATCCTTGTCGTCGCCATCGGGCAGGTCGCGCCACTCGTCGGCCATCAGATGCAGGATTTCGCGATCCTTGGCCTCCTTCGCGCGCTTGATCGCTGTTGCGAAGTCGAATGCAGGCTTCGCTCCTTTCTTGGCGACGGCGCCCTTGGCATCGGTCGCTGTGTCGGTGGACGTGATCTCGCCTGTGCTGGGATCGACAGACTCTGGATCGGGCCGAACGGTGACGAAGTCGCCGTCGATCACGGCGTTCAGGCCCTGGTCGGTGGCGTTGGACACGCTGATCGCGTTCTGCAGCTCGATGCTTGACGGCACGTACTTGAGCACCTGCAGGAGCGCGACCTTGCGGCCGTACATCTCGAAGTTGTTGTCGTTGGCCAGCGCGTAGTGACGGCCACCGACCTTGTTGTACTGCTTCAGGTGCTTGTTGACCTTGGCGCGGCTCCAGACCTCGATGACGGGCAGCGCCGCGTCCTTCACGCGGCCGATGGCGTACACATGCGTCCACTGCGCGCCGTCGGGGTACGGCTCGTCGGACGGCTTGTGCTTGCAGAACGGCGCGTCACCCAACTCGTACTCGAACTGGTCGCCGTCGTCCTTGAAGACCACGCCGGTCCAGACGGTGGCGCGACCGCTGCGCGCGACCAAGTCCACCAAGCCTTTCCAGCCTGGTACGAAGGTGCAGGTGCCCTTGTACGGGATCAGGTAGCCCTGGCCGTTGATGCCGGGTTCCAGGCCGAGTTGCGCGGCCGTCATGATCGAGCCGGCGATGCTCTGCGAGCTGCATTCTTGCAAGTCGCGGTTCGACGAAAACGCGGTCAAGGCCAGACGCGTCATGCGGTCGGCGTTCATGTGCTTGGGCAGCGCAAGCGCGAGTTGCGGCTTGAGCTTGTCCATGAACTTCGAGAAGGCGGCCACGGCCGATGCCGGCTTGTCGCCCGCGGTGATCTTGTCCAGGCTGGTGGTGGTCATTGCTTGTCGCTCTCAGGTTGGTTTTGCGCTGATGCCCAGCGCGGCAGTTGCACGATCTCGATGCCGGCGCTGTAGCCCGGCCAGGTGTCGGTGCGTTGACACTCGGCGAAGCGCGCCAGCAGTGCGCGGTTCTCGACGGCCGCAGCGGCACGTTCTTCGTCGGTCAGCATCACGGCGCACGCGGCGAAAGGCCACGCGTCTTCGACGGCCACGAACACGAAGCCCATGACCTCGACGCCGGCCGCGCGCGCGTAGCCTTCTGTGTACCACGCGTCCTGGTACTGGTACTCCATGCGCGCGATTTGGCGCACGAAGCCAGATGGCGATGCGTCGCCGCAGGTCTTCACGTCCAGCAGCACGGCCGCCGGATGATCGCTCGTGCCGCAGACGTGCGTCCAGTCTGGCCGGCAGCGGCACAGCACGCCGGTGGTCGGGTCGCGCCAGAAGGCCGAGCGCTCGGCCTTGCCTTTGGCAAGGATCGCGGCCACGTCGGTGATCGAGCGCACCGACAGCGCCTGCGCTTGCGCGATGTCGTACTCGTCGGGCTTGATGAGTGTCAGGCCCTTGGGCTGCGCTTCCTCCCACTCCTTCCACGCCTTGAGGCGCCGATCGCTGACCGGCCCGACCGCGTAGCGCTTGTGGAACTCGTCGGGTTCGAGGATGAGACAGTGCGCGAGGTTGCCCATGAGTTGCGAGCTGGTCGGCTCGCGGCGTGGGCGCTGCTCGTCCAGGTGCAATGCGTGGTAGTGCAGGGGCGAGCGCGCGAAGTCGCGCAGACCAGTGTTCGACAGCGCGGGATGCGCGTGGTACTCGTTGATCGGCATGTCGTCGATCACGTATTCGTCGGCCGCGGGCTTGAGAACGGCGTTCATAACTGACTCCGCTTCGCCGCTTCGTCCACCATCGTCAGCGCGTCGATGGCGCCGCGGTGGTAGCCGGCGGCAAACGCGTGACCCACCAAACGGCGCACTATGTCATGCGAAACACCGATCGGGCGCAGCACGTTGAGCATGTCCTGCTGCATGGGCTCGGACAACCAGTTGACGCGCGCCATCGTCATCGCGGTTTCCACGTTCAAGCGGTCTTCGTTCACGGCATCCACCCCTGCGACTTGGCCCAGCCGATCAACGCCAGCGCAAGCAGCGGGATCAGCGCAACGGTTGCCTCGCTCAGCATGCGAGCGAGGCGGTGGCGGCTCAGGCGATGGCGCGTGGGGCGGGGGGCGCGGTACGCAGAGCTGCGCGGATCGCGCGGCACGTTGAATGCCGCGTCGAAGGCGGCGCGCGCGCGACTCATCGCCGGACCCTTCGACGCGTCTGGTGCATCAACGCACTTGGCCCAGCGATGAAGCGCCACGTGTCCCGCAGCACCAGCCGCAGCTTGCGCATCACCCCGCCGCCCACCGGCACGGGGCGCGAGCGCAGCGGAGCTAGGCGCGGCCCCGACGGCGCTGCACGGTCGCTGGCGCGCGTGTAGATCGGCGCCGCATGCCAGTCGGACAGCGAGCGGTTCGTCACGAGTTCTTCCTCGCGCTCGGCTTCGCCCTTGGGCACGAGGCGCAGGTCGGGGCGCGTGCCGGGCCAGTTGTGTTGATGCTGTGGGTCGCGACTCACTGCTGCCATACCTCCGGCAGTTGCAGCACCGCGAGCACGAGCGCGCCGAGCACGCCCACGCCCACCGCCCACCACAGCAGGTCGGTCAAGCGCTCCGCACGGCTCGGGCCAACGTAGGTGATCGGGCTCGCGTACTCGGCGTCCTGAGCGAAGGCCCCGGCCGCGCCGTGCATCGAGCGTGCGAAGACGCGCGTGGTGGGCCAGCCGTCGGCGTCGAGCTGCTCGGGCGCGTCGGTCGAGCGCGCTTCGGCGAAGCGCGACTCGGCGTAGATGATCGTCATGCAGCCTCCACAACTTCGCCTGTCTGCGACAGGCTGTAGAACACGTCCGGCTTGATGCCGTCTTGACCGACGATGACGGCTCGTGCGTGCGTGATGCGCCACTCGTCGTCGCGGTGCGTCAGGAACAGCGCGCAGCCTTCTTTGCCTCGCGCCATGCCGTAGCGGCCCGGCGCGCAGGCGGTGCTGTTTGGTCCGCTGGCCGTGGCCGCACCGCTGTAGCCGCTGGCCGTGGCCGCACCGCTGTAGCCGCTGGCCGTGGCCGCACCGCTGTCGCCGCTGGCCGTGGCCGCACCTCTGTCGCCGCTGGCCGTGGCCGCACCGCTGTAGCCGCTGGCCGTGGCCGCACCGCTGT